GCCCATACGCCAGAACAAACCTTGTTGCCGGGTGTGGCGCAATCAAAGCCGCGCACGAAACGATATTTGAGATGCGCCGCGCATGACCCTGCATAATCCCCACGATTCGCCAGCCGCACCATGCTGGATTTGCACGTTGCGTCTACACCGTACTGATAGGCGTGGTCGGCCAGCATGGCGTACTCGACTGGGGTGAGCGGTACATGGATGCAGGCATTGAGCTGCGTGTGCTGCGTTAACAGATAAGCCGTGGTGCGCCAGCTTGCGTACTCAGGCGTGAACTTATCGCCACACTTCACGGGCGAGCCGTCAAGATGCGTGGTCGAGCCGTGGCCGCCCGTGCATGGGTCGCCTTTGACCGGCACGGTCGCCACGGGCGCATAACCTTCCTTGAGCTTGATATTGTCATGCACCAAGCCGCCCGCCAGCAGTGTGCCGATGATGGCGGCTGAACCAAGGGCAAGGCGGCGGTTGCTCATTCGTCCACCCCGTCATCTTCAAACGTCAGCGCGTTTGGAACGTCGCCGTAAAGCTCGCGCTCTTCGGCAATTTCTGATGCGATTTCGTCCGGGTCATCGCCGCGTTCGATTTGCAGGCGACGGCGTGACGTTAAGCCAAGTTCAAGATTCACGCGGTGGGCGTTGGCTTCTTTGAGCGGGTCGATGCCGACCCAGCGGCGTGGTTGCCATGTGGCAGAAAACAGGTAGCTTTGCACTCGCTGCGACGATAAGCCTGGTGTAACAAGTGCCGCGTAAGGCATCCAGCGGCGAAGGACTTCGCTATGTAGCCACGATATGAGGTTCGCCTGCATTGATTTGTAGTGCTCGCGCTCGTCAATAATGCCGACGCGGGCGCTGGAGTAGTTGACGGCTTCGAGGTCATTTCCGACGGTGACGTAGGACATGCCGCGCGCGGCTGCCCAGCCTCGTATGCCTTGCTTGATGTAGCTGGATGCGTCGATATTCGGCCAGTCGGATTCAAACGGCTTGAAGTCGTACCCGAGCGGCAGGGTGTCGAACTGACCCGGCATGGTGGTGCTGTATTTTTCCGCTGCGTCTGTCAGACGTTTGATTTCGTCCGGCGTTAAAACCTTGCCTGCCGCGCGTGCGGCATCAAGCACACTTGAGACGATGGTGTCGGCAAAACCCGGTGGGGCATCGCCGCTTGGCGAGACGAAAAAGCCTTGTCGCTTGGCTGCATTGCTGGATGCGACCGCTGCGGACTCTTCAAAATCCTGCATGAGCCACAGGCGACGTGCGCCGACGGTGAGCCACGGAATTCCGCGAAGCTGGTCAATTTCGTGGACTTCAAACGCATGGATAATTTCTTCCGCCGGGATGCGCATGTGGCGCGACGTGACGGTGTAGCTGGTGGGCGATTCTCCCGATTTCGCCGCACGCAGCCAGTAGGCAACCGGGCGGCCTTCGTCGGTGATTTCAATGCCCATGCGAATTCGGCGGCCTTGGTGTGTGCCGTGATGCGCCACGTCCAAAATTGCGGGGTTGAGGAGCTGGAGTTGAAACCCGAACGCGCCGACCCCGTGACGCAGGCGGATCAGCAATTCGCCATCGCGGGCGAGTGATTCGAGCGCGGCTTTTTCGAGTTCCTGCCAGGTGAGCTTTCCGGTGACCTCGCATGTTCCGCGCTGTCCCCATGTCCACCATGCGTTTTCGATGACCTCGTTTGACGGGTTTGGATTTTCGTTGATCTTCGGCAGGCGCATTTGCAGACGGATGCCTTGGGGGCCAAGCACGTTATCCACAAGTTGGAGGACGTAGCGCACCGCCCACTCGTTATCGCGCGCCATTTGTCGCGAGCGCGCGCGCATGACGGGCAGGTGCGCGGCGAGTTCTTCGTTGAGTTCGGTGCCGGTGGTTGACCAGCTATTCGTCCAGGCCGGGGTTTCGGCGATCTGAAACCCGCGCTTTGCAGTGTTGAGGCCGGATAGCATGGCCTGCTGCGCCCGGTTCCCGGCGGATTGAATCGCATCGCCGAGCCATGCGTCGCTGTGCGGCTTTTTGCGGAAAATGTTAAAGATTCCCATGATTAAAACCGCGTGTGGACGCGACCGGGTAAGCCGGTGCCGTTGAATAATGCCATGGCCGCGCGCTCTTTATTCACTTCGGATTCTAGGAATGCGATTAAATCAATCAGCTCTTTCGAGTTGCGGAATACCATTTTCCGTTCGCCGATGTCATAGCTGGCGACGTGCGCTTTGCCTCCGGCAAGGTAGCTGTCCAGCGCCGCGCGGGCTTGTTCGAGGCGTTTTTCTGCGCCGCTTCGTCCGTCAAATATCGTCGCGGTGCGTAGGTTTGGCAGGATTTCGACGGCAGTTTGCGCCAGCGTGTACACGTCCGCGCCGCGTGACACCCACGACGCTAGCGTGGCGTGTCCGGTGGTATAGGCTGAGGTTGATGCGGCGGGGAGGTCGACGGAAAAATCATCGCCGACGGGCGTGGTCGTAATATCCACTGCCGTGCCGTTTGGCCAGATCAAACGATAGGCCAGCACCCACCCCGCAGATGCAGGGCTGTCTGGCACGGTGTGAGTCCAGGCGATTGAATCGCCCGCGCGTAGGGTAGTTGGTTCGCTCATGATGTAATCATGAGGCGTTGGCGCGTGACAAAACTAGGCAAGGAGTGTCAGCGTAAGCGTTTGATGCGGCGCGCCTGTCGTACGGATACGCCGAGCATTTCGGCCAGGCGCTTGGCATCTGCATCCGGCGGTGCGTTTTCAAGCACGTCGAGCTGGCGTTTTTTCTTGCGCGAGGCAATGTATATTTTTTGCGCTCCGAATTCTTGGCGCAGGGCGTTTTCGACACGCTCCCATGCAGCGCGTCCTACTTCTGGCGCATTTTTTCGCGCCACGCGGAGCAAGGATTGCAGGTCATCGGCCATGACGCGCGGCCTTGCGTGCGGCCAGCATGGCCGCAAAATCATCCGAGGCTTGGGGTTGTGGTTGTTCGATTATTTTTTCAATGTCCGGCACGGGCGTTGGTGCGGGCACGTCAAGCCTCCTTCCCGACAAGCGCAGCGCCGCGAGCGCGTACACCGCGCAGTCGAGCGCTTCATTACGTGGCCGCATCTGCTTCCATTCCTGCATTGGGCGACCGTTGCGCGCCTTTGTGACCAGTTTTTCAGCGGAAAGTTGGTTGAAATACTCGTCGTCAAAGGCTGGGTCGCGGCGAAAATGCACGTACCCAGCGCCTGGCTGGGTGATTTTCAGGCGAGCGTAAACAATGGCCTTGCCTTGGTCTACGCCGAGCGGCTCCGGTGCGGCGGCTTTACGGCGGCGATAGCGCAGGCGCTGTTTGCGCTTTCTTTCGTCTTCGATCAGAGGTCTCCCCATGCCGGTCACGCCTTTCACCGCTACACACCACCGGCGATTTTCGACGAACGCATAAACCATGCTGGTGTTATAGCCCGAGTCGATGGCAGCAAAATGCACGCCGACTTTGGTCAGTTCATCGTGCAGGTCGTCCCAGACTTCGGTCTGTGTGGTATCCCCGTCGATGACGATATGGTCAAGATGCCAGCTTTCTTCCCCCGCACCCCAGCCGACAATCGTGGCTTCGAGGCGGTCTTTTTGCACGTCAACTCCGGCGGTTTTAACCGTCCACCGCGCGTGCTCGGGGTAGTCTTCGCAGCGGGTAATCAGCGCCATGCCGTCTATGCTGTCGCCCTGCTCTTCCCATACTTCGCCGAGCGTTGTGTTGACAAAGCGCTTGAGCTTTGACGTGTCTTGCTGCGCCTCGACCCACTGGCTCCATATCTCGCCCCACGTGTAGCCTAGGCCAATCGGGTTAATCAGACCGCTCCAGTGGTAGCCGCGCACTTTGCGTTCAGGGTGGCGCGGCAACCACACGCCGCGTTCGAGCATGTCGGTTTTGTGGTGTTCTTCGATTTCGCAGCCGTTGGCGCGGCAGGCGTAGAACACGCGCCCGGTGGTTTCTTGGTGGATCAGGCCATAGTTGCCATCGTCGTGGCGGAATTTTAGCACCTGCATTTCACCGCAATGGGGGCACGGCACAAAGTATTCACGCATGTCGCTGGCGTTGTATTCGGCCTCGATAATGCTCACGCCCCTGGGTTTTTTCGGCGAGCTGATGATCAGGGTTTTGCGGCGTGGGAATGTTTTTTGACGTTGCTCGGCGATACCGATCACGTCACCCTGCCCGCCTGTATCGTCTGGATAGTCGTCTACCTCGTCAAAAATCAGGTATTGAATCGGCATCGACGCAAGGCTGGCCGGTGAATTTGCACCGCCGACAATCAACATGCCGCCGGGGAAGTCCTTCATATCCTCGCTGTTGCCCGCGTCGCGCTTGCTGCGGGCGTTGAAGATGCTTCGCAGCACGGGTGTTTCAACCAGCATTGGGTCAAGCCGCTGGCGAACCCAGCGCTTTCGGACTTCGATGGTCGGCACGACGACCAGCATCGGCGCAGGTGCGTGATCCATCACGTAGCCGATCCAGTTCAAGCCGACCTCGGTTCCACCGCCCTGCGCGGCCTTCATCTCGACAACTTTTTGCACCGGGCTGTTGACCGATAGCGCGTCCATGATCTCGCGCAGGTGCGGTGTGCGGCTGGTATTCCACCGCCCCGGCTCGCCGCTGCCCTTGCTGGACAAGATGCGGTGACGATCCGCC